TATCATTTCCTCGTTCGAGTTGTCCTCGCAGGTACACAACGTTTGGCGGCAAGTATGGCAGAAAGGCATAGTGTGGGATTGTTAATAACCAGTATCGAGCTTGTTGAGACATGAGATTTGGAACAAAAGATCAGCTTCTTATATAGAAAGACGCCACCCGAGCGAATCCGGTGGCTTGACGCCCCCCGCAAGCCACCGGATTCGACAATGTGGCGCTGATGCTTTTAATGAGCCATCGAAATGAGACTTCGCATTATTACCTACTAGAGCGGAGTCTCACGGCTCACTTTATTCTTGAAAAAGATGCCGCCCGCCCGTCGATACAAGCCCAAGCCTTTTGGATTCCGATATCATGGTAACTATGTCGGCCCCGGATGGTCTGGTGGTAAATGGCAGAAGAGTGTTGCTTACAGCCGGGTAAAGCCTATTGATGAATTTGATGCTACTGCTATGCGACATGATCGAGCTTATGCACTTGGTCGAAACAAGAGATTAGCCGATTACCGATTTTACCGGGAAAATATTGGAAAAGGATTTAAGCGATCGGTAGCTGCTGCTGCTGTTGGTGCGCAAGGAGTTTACAGATCTTTGTTTCCTGAAAAAGATTCGGAGATGAAACGTAATCGTTCTAAATCGACAACGCCGCAGTATAAGCGAATGTATACTCCGAGCAAATCGTCTAAAAATGGTTCTATGTCCACGAAATCTGGTGGAAACAAGAAAGCTAGGAAACAGGTTGTGTTTCAGCGTTTAGCTCACAAGCCTATTTATACTCGAGGAAAATATGCTGGAGTCCAAAAGAAGGGAAGAGCTAGGAAATATGATAATTCATTTAATTACAATGGAGTTGTTAGTAAACATGAAGATGGAAGTGTTCAAACTTGTTCTATTAGTCATACTGCTTATGTTGGTCACGGTATTGCCCCAGCTACTATGGTAGAAAATATGTGGAGATTAGTAGTTAAAAAGCTCTTTCAAAAAGCAGGGATTGATATTCGCGCTTGGACCGAAGTTGTTGCTACGAATTTGTTAATTCGTACTGTTGTTGGACAGAATCCTCGTCAAGTTCGAATTAAATATAGTTATAAACGTTTAGATGGAGATGCGAATGGCGCTATTCAGTTGGGTATTACTGCTGATTTGTTTGATGCTTTTGGAGTTGCTACATTAACTTATGACGAGTTGGCTATAAATTTAGGTATAAATTTCCAAGATGCTTTAACGCCTATTGAACAGGATGGTGCTGCTGTTATGTTGAATGCTACATTGTTTTTTGTTGATACTACTACTGGTGCTACTGTACAAGAAGACAATTTTGTTGCTAATATTTGTTTTGATGATATGTTTGTTGATGTTGATATTTCATCCAATTTGGTTGTTCAAAATCGTACCCCTGATTCTACTGGAGGTGTTGATGCAGATTCTGTTACTAATAATCCTGTTCACGGCAAGATGTATACTAGTAGTGATAAATGGTTAAATGGATTTGAATTGAAATCACAAGAGTTAGGTGCTGATCCTAGTCGTATTCCGTTGTATACGTTTCAGAATACGGGTATTATTTCAACCAACAGTGCTGACACTCAACCCACTATTTTACGTAAGCCACCTCAACCGTGGCAATTAGGTGTTAAGCGCGCTAGCAATGTTTTATTGCAACCAGGAGAAATTAAAAGGTCTAACTTAAGGTTTACATGTAGTATGAAGTGGAACACTTTGATGCAGAAATTGTTTAAGTATTTTCGTGATCTTGGCATTGCTAATGGACCCGTACAAATGGGATTTGCAGAAATGTTTGCTTTAGAATCAGTATTGAATGTACGTGGAGGTGAAACCGCTAATTTGCAAATTGGTTGGGAACTTAACCAAACTTATAAGTTTAAAGCTCACTTTAAGAAGTATGGAACTGCCCCTGTTCTGGACATTACTGTTTGATATTATACAGCTGTTTCGCTGTGTATGTGTGTGTGAAATAAACCCTAATCCTAACCCTAAAACCTAATTTAAACCTAACCTAGGGTAAGCTAAAGTTAGGGTAATAACCTAAACTGGCTAGGTCGTCAGCCTTCCTAAGGCGCGACCTAGACAGCGAGAGAGTTTTCTAACAGGGCACCCCCGATTGCGGGGGGCTTGCTAGGGCATCCCTGCCCTAGCAAGGGGGGCTTAACGTAACAAGATTATCTTTTTAAAAACAGGGCGAATAGAGGGTCAAAGTTATTTATTTACAATTGGACCATATTCAAAACATTTAATCTCCTCATTAGGGCTGCCTTAGTTGGTTCGTCCAAGTCGGGGTACCATTCTCGTGGGTTAAGGTTGCTCGTGATCCAAATCCTTGTGGCACTGAGTACGACCGAGGAGCCCTTAACCTCAACGATGACCGGGTACCGATCAAACCAGCGTAAGAGGTGTGCAACGTCGATTCCCCCTCGGAATTCATCCATGACCACATGCTGCTGTCCCCGGTACCCATCCCAGAATTTCGTTCGCGGATCCTTAGGGTAGGACTCGAATCCAGCCTCGTCCCAGGCACGTCGGGACTTTCCCACACCTGTGGGTCCCCAATAGACGTCGATTCGTCGTTCAATTGGTTGTGCGACCATGTTGTCAACGGCGATTCGCTTGAGGGAGTTGTAGTTTCGTACGTATACCTCACTGGGGATGTCGTCAAGTCGATTATCTCTCGCCAATTGCCTAATGGTGTCCCAATCCTCCTTGGAATTGCGTTTAAGCGGGAGATCACCGAGTTCGTATTGTGTTCCCTCGACTCGGGTGTCCTCCTTCCAGACATATTCATTGGCGGCGTTGGACTTGCTGGGCTCTGCATGGATCCCATCTCCAAAGGATCTCTTGACCGAAGCCAGGCGGACCTTGGTACCGAAAACGGCAAGCAGCTGCCAATGAAGGTATCCAGTATCATTTCCTCGTTCGAGTTGTCCTCGCAGGTACACAACGTTTGGCGGCAAGTATGGCAGAAAGGCATAGTGTGGGATTGTTAATAACCAGTATCGAGCTTGTTGAGACATGAGATTTGG